TTGAACGCCCTTGGCTCCCCCGAGCCGTCGCCGATGATTCAGCGGCGGCTTCGGGAGATCCATGCAGGGCTGCACCTCCGGTTCATTCAGGGCGCGTGGGGTGTGTGCCTGACGTGGACCGATAACGATGCGCGGCGGGAATGGATTCGCAACGAGTCCTACGACCCGTCGAAGGCGTGGGACATCATTGGCTATCTGCCGATGGACTGTCCACCAGATTCCGCGCCAGGGTATCTCGCCAAGATGTTCCGCGAGTATCCTCGGCAGGACGTGAACCGGATGCTGGACGCGATGGACGCGCTCAACGCGCAGCCCGCGCAAGCCGCGATGGAAGCCGCGATTGCCGAAGTTTTGGACGGGGCCGACCCGTCTGGTACGGCCAAGCGGGGCCGTGGACGCCCGCGCAAGAACTCCTAAGAGGTCGTCATGCCATCGGTTACCCTCCAGCAGCTTGTTACCGACACACGCGAATACATGGACGCGGTAGGGTCTACGCGCTGGTCGGATAACACGATCAAGACGGTCCTGAATAACGTATTTGATAACGAGTGGTCGAACATCCTGAACGCCGCGCCGTACTACACGTTCGGGCTGCGACAGGTGACCACGGACGCGAACGGCCAGTTTGCGTTCACGGACCTGAACGCCGGTTCTGGCGACAACGAACAGAACTTCTATCGCGTGATGTCGGTTAGCGATGGCAATGTGCTGTACGATCAGACGCGCTTTCAGGATGTCCCGCTCGCCACGACGACGAACTATCTGCCGACGTACCCGCGCCTCTACTACATCATCGGGCAGGGGGTGCAGATTCTTCCGGTCGCCTCTGGCACGGGCCTGTACGTCGGGGTGAACTACAAGCCGACCGCGCTGCTGGACCTCGCCAGCGATACGTCGGTCGTGGATTACCCCGACAACTGCCACCTCATTCTTGTCTGGAACGCAGCGGCGCAGTTGCTCCTCAAGGGCGGGACGGAAGCCGCTGCCGCCGCCAACCTCAAGGCGCTGGCCGATGACGACCGCAAGACGCTGCTCGACGACATCCGGCGCTACACGATTAACCCGACGCGCATGGCCTATCCCGATCAGAAGTATGACTGGAGCGGCGGCTAATGGCGGGACGGGAGAAGGTCGTTGACCAGCAGCCCAAGTTCGACGGCGGGCTGAACAATGTGTCGGATGACGCCGCATTGCTCCCCAACCAGTTGCGTCGGGCCGACAATGCGCGGCTGACGGACTACGGCGCGATCACCAAGCGTGGGGGCACGAAGCGGACCTCCACCAGCCCCTTGGCAAGCGCGGCGGTTTTGTACGGCTACACCTGGCGCAAGGACGGCGGGACGCAGCAGTTGATGGCCGTCTGCAACGAAACGCTGTACACCTCGACGTTCAGTACCACCTACCCGTGGACGTGGGTGGCGCAGAGCGGCACGTTGTCGGCCAGCGTCCCCCCGTCGTTTGCCCAGTTCCAGAATGGCAGCGCCGACGTGGTGTACATCGCGGACGGCGGCTTGCTCAACGTCTGGACCGGCAGTGCGCTCAACACGAACTTGTCGGGCACGATTGCCGTAGAAACCATTGTCGTGCATAACGAGCGGCTGTGGGGCTGTGGCAATACGACCTACCCCGACTCGATCTTCTACTCGGCGCTGAACAACGGCGACACGCTGGCAAACGGGGCGTCAGGCGGTGGGCAGATCGTGGTCCGCACGTTCTCCGACGAAACGGTGGTCGGCCTCGCGTCGATCAATACGTCCCTGCTGATCTTCCACCGGCGCGGTATCTCGCGTCTGACGGGTTACGGGCAGGACGACATCACCGTGGCCCCGCAAGGCTTGACGGCGGACGTGGGGACCATCGCGCCCAAGTCGATTGTCAGCATCGGCAACCTTGGCTTCTTTATCTCAGAGCGCGGGCTGTTCCGCTGCAACGAGGCGGAAGTCGCGCCGGTCGGTACGGTGGACACGCCGGACCCGACGCTGGCGATTATCCGTAGCCTGTCGGCCAGCGACTTCGCCAACATCCGCTCGACCTTCAATCGGGCGACCCGCGAACTGCTCATCAGCTTCCCCAACTACGGCGTCTTTGCCTATCACACGATCCTGCAAGCGTGGTCAGGGCCGTGGGATACCGGCTATGTGACGCCCGCCACGACGGCGCTCTTTGACTCCGTGGACTCCAATGGCCTTCCAGCCACCCTCAAGGGCGATGCGGACGGCTATGTGACGGTCTGTGACGCGAGTGGCGTGTTTGTGGATAACCAGTTGGCGGACGGCACGGGCGGCACGACCTACACCCTGACGGCGCAGATGCACCGGCTGTACTGCGGGGACGATGCGCTGGCGAAGTCCTTGCGCTGGGGCTACCTGACGGCCCAGCTCAAAGGCTCGCTCTCCACCAGCGTCACCTGGAGTACCGAAACGGACGCGGGCGCGTACACGCTGCCCACCGACTTCTCCAGCGCCGGCGTATGGGGATCGGGAACGTGGGGATCTGGATCGTGGGGCGGGGCCAGTAGCCGCAACTACCGCATCCCGATGGGCGGCACCGGCTACTACATCGACATGTATATTATTGACTCAGGGACGGCAGCGCCGGTCTTTAGTCGGTTTCAGTTGGAAACCTTTGCGCTGGGGAGGCGCTAATGGCCCAAACAGTTGGACAACACGGGGTTGCCGCCTTTACCAACCCCTCGAACGGCGATCCGCTCAACGCCACCGTCGTCAAGGCGAACGACAACACCGTGCGCGGGGCGTATGTCGATCACGACAACGACGGCGGCATCCACCTCCAGTCCTCGGCGCTGGCCTCTCGTCCCTCCGCTGGTACGGTTGGGCGCAAGTGGCTCACGACCGACACCGGCAGCGTCAAGCTCTGGTTCGACAACGGATCGGCGTGGGAGGAGATCAGCTACCTCACCTCGTCGTCCAACCTCAACGCCAGTAACTTGGCGAGCGGGACGATCCCTGACGCCCGCTTCCCTGCGGTGTTGCCAGCGGTTAGTGGCGCGAACCTGACGAACCTGCCCACCGCGTCAGCGGCGGCGGGCACCCTGACGGGCACCACCCTCGCGTCCAACGTGGTTACGTCCTCGCTGACGACCATCGGGACGCTGACGGGCCTGACGGTGGGAGGCACGGCCAACTTTCAGGACAACACGGTGCAGCGCCCGACGCTCAAGGACTACGGGGAAACCCGTACCGCGCCGACGATTAGCAGCGGGAGCTTGACGCTCGACCTTGAGAACGGCAACGTCTTTGAGGTGGCGCTCAATGCCAACATCACGACTTTCACCATCAGCAACCCGCCCGCCAGTGGCACGGCAGGATCGCTGACGCTCAAGCTGACGGCAGACGGCACGGCCCGCACGATTACGTGGGGCGCGGCAGTCAAGTGGCCTGGCGGGACGGCCCCGACGCTGACCTCCACGAACAACAAGGTGGACGTGCTGGTGTTTGTGACGATGGACGCAGGAACGACCTACTTCGGCTTTGTGGCCGGACAAAACTTGTAACCCTGAGAGATGACCTATGGCTTCGTTTAACAAGTTCAACGCCTTCGTGGAAGCGGTCGCGGAGAAGAAGCACAACCTCGGCTCCGACACGCTCAAGATCATGTTGTCCAACACCGCGCCGTCGTCGGCCAATAGCGTGAAGGCGGACATCACGGAAATCTCGGCGGGCAACGGCTACACCGCTGGTGGCGCGACCGTCACCATCACCTCGTCGGCGCAGTCGAGCGGCTTGTACAAGCTGGTCGGCAACGATGTGGTGTTCACGGCCACGGGCGCGGTGGGCCCGCTCCGTTACGCCGTCTTCTACAACAGCACGGCAACCAACCAGGACCTTATTGGCTGGTGGGATTACGGGTCGAGCGTGACGCTGGCTTCGGGCGATACCTTCACGGTGGACTTCGACGCCACGAACGGCATCCTCCAGTTGTCCTAAGTTCTCTCTCTGACAGGACCGCCTTATGCCAGCATTAGCAGATCGCGTCAAAGAAAGTACGACAACCACTGGCAACGGAACGCTGACGCTTGACGGCGCAGCCACAGGCTTCCAGTCGTTCACGACCGCGTTCGGCAATGGCGTATCGGTCTATTACGTCATTGCTGGCGGGAGTGAGTGGGAGGTCGGAATCGGCACGACCGGCGCAGGGACGCTCTCACGGGACACCGTGTTGCAGTCTTCCAACGCGGACGCCAAGGTGGTGTTCTCGGCGGGGACCAAGGATGTCTTCTGTTCCTATGTCGCGGATCGTGCCGTCACGACGGTCGATGCCGTCACGCTGACGAACAAGACGATCAGTGGCGCTGACAACACGCTGTCCAACATTGGCAACGCTGCGCTGACCAATAGCAGCGTAACGGTCAACGGCACCGCGATTGCCCTTGGCGCAAGCGGGACGGTGACAGCGGCGGCTGGCACACTGACGGGCGCAACGCTCGCCAGTGGCGTCACGGCGTCCTCGCTCACCAGCGTCGGCACCCTCACCTCGCTAACGCTGGGCGGTACGGTGTCGATGGCGGATAACGTCATCAGCCGTCCGCGCTTCACGGACTACGCCGAGACGTACACCACGCCAGCGATTAGCAGCAACACGCTGACGCTGAACTTGGAAAACGGCAACGTGTTCCGCGTGACGCGCAATGCGAACATCTCGACGCTGACGATTAGCAATCCAGCCGCCAGCGGCAACGCCTGTAGCTTCACGCTGATCTTTGACGCCAACGGCACGAGCTACACGATCACATGGCCCGCAGCGGTGAAGTGGCCGGGCGGGACCGCTCCGACGATCACGACCACGAACAGCCGCTCGGATATGTTCGTGTTCTACACCAACAACGCGGGTACGACATGGTACGCCATGACCGCTGCCCAAAACTTCGTGACGACCTAATATGCTCGCAGATCGACTGAGAATGGCCGCAACGGTCAAAGACGTAGCGGGACAGCAAGCCTACACGACGGCGGGATCGTACACGTTTACCGTTCCCGCTGGTGTGACAAGCATCTGCGTCTTGTGTGTTGGTGGTGGCGCTGGGAATGGACGAGAAGCTTCCGGAACCGGAGGAAGTCTTGCGTACAGTAACAATATCTCCGTAACACCGGGACAGAATTATTCAGTAACTGTTGGTGCCGGTGGGATAGGAACCACTAGCAACACAGTTCAGCAAAATGGAAATTTTTCTTCTTTCTATCCTATCGTGTTTGCTAAAGGCGGAAACGAGGGAGGATCAAATGTTGGGGATGTGACGTACCTTGGCGGTCTTGCAGGCGGGTACGGTGACGGTGGTGGTGGTGGTGGTGGTGCGGCTGGGTACAGTGGAAATGGTGGCTATGGTGGAGATTATGGATACGGAGGCACCGCTGGTGCGAGTGGTTCAGGAGGTGGTGGCGGTGGAGGTGGAGGTGGTGCTCCAGACTTTAGTCTTTACTACGGAGGAGGGTCTGGCGGTGGCGTTGGCCTTCTTGGAAGCGGATCAAGCGGAAGCGGTGGAGCAGGAGCTGTGGTTGACACATCACCCGCTGCTGGCGGCGGAGGCGGCTCTAGTGGTTCATCGGGAAGTAACGGCGGATATGGCGCTGCTCCCGGCGGTTTATATGGCGGAGGGGCTGGCGGATCTGGCTCTGACATGACTGCTCAAAACGGCGCTCGTGGCGCTGTCCGCATCATCTGGGGCGCTGGCCGTAGCTATCCGTCAAACGCCGCAAACGTCTAACACAACACAATCATGGGACTCACGATTTCCGATTCCGACCTGCTGGTGATCAAGGTGGAGAATGGTCAGCCCGTCAACTACCCGCTGACGTATTCCAACTTCCGCCTTATCCACCCGCAGACCTCGTTCCCCGATCTGCCGGACAACTCGTTCTTGGTGGACTTCGGGTATGCCGTGTTCAAGTACACGGAGCAGCCAGCGCCAGTACAGTTCGAGCATACGAACGACGGCCCGATTGTGTGGGACGCGGCGAAGGATGCGTACACGAACACATGGGTCAACACGCCGTTTACGCCGCAGGAGATGGAAGCGGCGAAGCAGAACGCGCTGCGGAATCTCCGTTATCAGCGGGACCAGAAGCTCTTTGCCTGTGACTGGACGCAGTTGCCCGATGTGACGCTGACGCCGGAGCAGGTGGCCGCGTGGCGCGTCTATCGCCAGCAGTTGCGGGACTACATGGGCAGCGTGACCGATCCGTTCCATCCTCCCGCGTGGCCGCTTCCTCCCCGTTAAGGGACTAGCCGATGCTTTCTGGGTTCCCGATCAGCGGTGCGCCACTCTCCTCGACGGGGGTGGCGCGAGTCCTCATCGCCGCCGTGGGCACATTTACGCTGAGTGGGCAGGATGCAGCCACCAGCGCCTCGTTTAGCCTGTCTGCCGCGCACGGGTCGTACACGCTGTCTGGCGAAGCGGTCACGTTCCAGAAGGGCGCGTTGCTTGTTGCCGATCACGGCACCTACACGCTGGATGGGCAGTCCACGGCGTTCGGGTTGGGCTATGCGTTCAGCCCTGACACGGGCACGTTCACGCTCACCGGTCAAGACGCGACCCTGACCAGCAGCCGGTCGGTGGCGCTGGACACCGGCACGTTTGCGCTGACGGGGCAGGACGCTGGCTTCCGCGCTGACCGGATCATTACGGCGGACTACGGCGCGTTTACGCTGGACGGGCAAGCCACGGCGTTTGGCAAGGGCTACGCCTTTGCGCCAGACACGGGGCACTTCACCTTCACGGGCGAAGCGGCTGGGCTGATCCCCGCTCGACGGGTCGCGGCAGACTACGGCGCGTTCAGTCTAGCAGGGCAGACGGCAGAGCTTCGGAAGGGGCCGCTGCTGGTCGCCGCGCATGGCAGCTACACGCTGAACGGGCAAGCGGCGACGGTCATCTACACGCAGTCGCAGATCGGGCGCAACAGGGTCGATCCGTTCCCCTCGCCGGTCAACCAGCAAGGGCCGGTGGACGCGAACATCGTCCGCGCCAATGACAATCTGGTGGGGTCGGCCATCACCGCGCATGACGGCAACTCGCTGATCCATGTGCAGTCTGGGACGCTGGCGCTCCGTCCTGCGGTCCTGCCCAACGGCGGGATGTACGTCGGCACCGACACGGCGCTGATCTACTTCTACGTCAATGGCGCATGGATCACGATTGGTGATACCGGCCAGTCCGGTCGGCGGTGGGGCGCGTTCCAAGACTTTACGGACCAGACGCACACCTCGATCGACACGGCCAAGCTCATCACGTTCGACACGATTGATACGGCGTATGGCGTGTCGATTGATACGGGGCTGACCAATTCCAAGATCACGGTCAGTCAGGCGGGGGTGTACAACTTCCAGTGGTCGGGGCAGTTCACCAACGCCGACACGCAGATCCATGATGTGAACATCTGGCTGGCGAAGAACGGCACCTACGTCACGGGGTCGAACGGCGTGGTGTCCGTCCCTGAGAAGCATGGCGGGGTCAACGGCCATGTGTTGCCGGGATGGAATTACTACGTCGAACTGGCCGCGAACGACTACCTCCAGTTGTACTGGGCGGTGACGGATCTCGCGGTAACGTTGGAGTACCTGCCGTCCACGGCGGTCCACCCGTCCACCGCGTCTGTTATCTGCACTATAGCCAAGGTCTAACCATGCCCAAGCGCAAAGCCGTGTTCTGGCGGAAGGACAACCCGCTCCCCAAGAAGGACCGCACGACCCTCACGCCAGACCAGAAGGCCAAGGCGAAGGCCCGAGCGAAGGC